TGGAAACTGGCGGTAGTATTCGTTCAAAGCATCTTGATCCTGTTTAAGACCGTCAACTTCATTTTCCCAGTAATCTATAACACCAACTTCAATGCTGTCGCCGTGTGGGTCTATAGCTTTTTCTTCAGGTGTATTAAATACCGGCTGCCCGTACTCGTCAATAAATCCTTCATAGTTCCACTCCATTGGTATAAAGAGCGAGTACAATCCCGATTTTGTTTGACCATTATTGTTTCGCTTGGTTACATCTGAATCTAAATACAACTTCTTAAAGTTGTTACCCCCTTTGTCTAAAGAGTTTGATGTGCTACCCATTAAACATTTACCAATGATACGAGAACCAAGACGTAGACACGTTTTAGTTACGCGCCAGTTGTTTAGTATGTTATCAGGCTTTTCCCACTTACCGCTTTCATCATGCACAAGTAGTTTAAGCTTTTCACCATCATAAGAGTTGTCGCCTGTATTCTTCCAGTCGATCGTTGTGTCAAGACCTTCAAGTTGTATTCTTTCTTCTTGTGATTGTATTGACTTACGCGTTAGCTTAGAAGCAGGAACCCTATATGCCAGTTCAGTCTTCGGTCTATCCATACCATCTACCAGACTTTGATAAGATACCGAATCTTGCGTCACTTGAGATAGTTGCTTGGTTGACAGTTTCACCTGATGCCATAAATGAGAATCCACTCCGTCTGTTCTTAAGGTAGCACATTCCATAACATCTGGTGTCAATCTTGCAGGCTTCCCAAAATATAAAGAAGAGTCTGTTAGCTTCTCTGTAGTCGGGATTGCCAACGTCGATCTTACTCCACTGCAAGTACATGTAGTGAGTGCCAGTGATATAAGTACGCTCGCCTTTATTATAAAACCAATAACCGTTATCACGGCGGTTGAATTCTTCATCAATATAGCCCTCCCACTTGTTCTTAAATTCATCTGGATATGTTTGCCAATCAAATATACTTTTTATATTCTTAAGCTCCTTAGGGTATTCCTGAACAGCCCACTTGTTTAAACCTTTCTTTAGGTTTTTAGGCTCTGGTGGTAAAGCTATAACGAGATTTTGTATTTCAATAATCTCGCCTATCTGACCTGTTTTGCTTAACACAATAAGGTCGTGCTCTTTATTATAACCGTATTTCCACTTATTACTCTTATTGTAACGATGTATCGTGGTAAGCTTTATAGGCTCTACAGTTTTAACTAGACTTTGCTCGTACATTACTTAGAGCGTCTTTCAGCAAAACCTTTAAAAGCTTCTTTCTTTTCTTCTGCTGGTTTGTTCTCCAGTATGCGCTCCTCTTCCTGTATGCGATTTAATATTTCAAACGCGTCGAATATCGCTAGCTTCTTAGTAGCAGCAGCGTTTTTTAATCGGTCTGTAGATACGTCATCTTCTGTATTAGTGATGATTTTCTCTTGCGCGACTTTAATGAGTTCATCAACAGCTTTGTGACCAGCTAGGATTATACTCTTTTTCGTCTCCTTGATACTCATATTCGATTGTAATTTGATTGGCGGGTATACGATACAATCGTTCACCCTCTATATTAAATTCGTATTCCATACCGGGTTTAAACCCTACAAGCGCACCTATTTCAAATTCTTCGCTAGCATATTTCACAATACCTATCAAAGGCTGCTCGTTATGCATATCAAACGTTTCTTTTGCTACTATAGGTTTAACGAAACAGTAACCATCTAATGCTTGCCACCCCGTGTTTCTTTTGTAAGCGTAAATCTGATCTGGTTGCACAAAGAAAGTATCTTCCTTGTAATATGCCTTAGAGTTCTTTTCTTTACCTCTAATGTCGCGAAAGCGTCTAAATACGTTATGGTGAACGATTACTTCGTCACCAATTTTTATTTCTGAATCAACCGCTAAAGGCGTATTTGTTACAACACCTAGTCTGCTAGTATAATGTGGTTTTGCACCTCTGTATTTAATAGTAACTCTTTACCACCTATATCTTTCTTCGATGTAGACCTACCGTGCTTTGGTGCCACGATAAAGTTAAATATGCTTTGCATTACCAATTAAGATCGTATTCTACGGATACTGCCATGTTCTTGTTAAAGTCTTTCCACGGCATTACATTATCAGCTTTTTGAATATAGATAGAGTACTTTGCTTCCTCTTCTATAATATTAACTATAGTATGACCACCATACACTTCCTGTCCAACAGAATAGTGCATGGCGTCATTCTTATAGTCTTTTCCTACACTAATCTTCCTTATTATCTGCATCTTCAGAAATAGTTCCGTCAACTAAGCTAACGCTTACTTTGCCGTAAGATTTTTCTAAATCAGCTTGGAATTCATTTAGCATTTCTTTAATTTGGGCTACTTGGTTTAGCAGTTCCATTTTTTGTGCTTCTAATCCACCAATGTTCAATTGGGCTTGGTTCATTCCTTGCACGAAGCCTTGAAGCTTTTCAAGTTCTTCAGCTGTGATCTTTTCTACTTTTGCGTCTTCCACTTTTTTCATTTTTTTTGGTTTAATATAATTGAATTATTGTTATGTTTATTATCACGTGTTATTCACTCATTACAAGTTGGTTATGCAGCAATAGGGCCTAAGCTATTTGAGGTTACGTTTATTGCTCCATAAGAATTAGTAGCGGTGACAATACAAACTATTGTTTTACCCACGTCATCCGACACTAGCGTATAAGTATTTGCTGTTGCACCTGATATTGCTACAGAATTTCTTAACCACTGGTAGGTGTGCGTAATCGTAGCCCCTGAAGAATAAGTGCCATTGGTTGATGACAAGTTATTACCAACGCTTGTGGTACCGCTAATTACGGGGGAAGTTAATGTAAACGGAGCGCCTAGGTTAGAAGCGCCGTTCCAGTCTACATATGTACCTAAACCGATGCTCATGTTACTTAACTGCTACAATATCCGCTGCTGTTGTCGCTGCTCTAACGTAGTCTACAATAGCTGGTAAAAACGAGCCTGCGGGTACGTTCTTAAAAATAATTACTTTACTGCCCGTGTTTTCCACGTTCTTCATAATCACGTGCACATCACCACCTGTACCTACGTAAAGCGCAACGCCGTCTAAAAACGTTGTGTCACTTTTAGTTACGGTAGTCGCTATAGTAGCAAAATCTGGTTGTTGATTGTATTGTCCCATTATATATATTTATTTCTTATTAGCAATTCCATCTACGGCGTGCCGCACAAATACGCTTGTCCGGTGTTTTCGAACAGTTAATATTGTGCATATTCATCTGGCCCTTCGAACGAGCACAGTATGATGTACGACGCTTACCACCTCCGGGCTGCGGAGCTTTAAGGTTGCCGCCTGTTTCTCTTTTGTAAGCCTTACGGCCTGCCTCTGTCATTCCAGCACCTTCTTTAGCGCTTAGGAAGTGACGGCCTTTACCTTTTGTTGTTTTCTTCAGCTTCTTAAAAGGTGATGATTCTTGTACGTATGCCATAATGTAATGAAAATGGGGACGGGCAATAAAATAAGGTAGCGATTCCTTTTCCTACACGCCCGATGTAAACCCCGTTATTTTTTAGTTTTCCGATATGCTTCTGCTTCCCACGGCAACCCGTGAGCGCCTTCAGGCATTGTCTGCCTTGTATATACTCTAGCTGGTGAACGAGTATCCTTCTTCCACGTTACCGTGTCCGCGGTATAACCAAGTTTACCCTGAGCCATTTGGTCAAGGTGTACCTTCTCGTGTTTTACAGCACTGTTAATCTTGTCTTGCGACAAACCCTTTTGAACAAATATAGTTCCATCGCGGTTGGCTTCGGCTTGTATATTATCGCCTAACTGCTTTTCAAACACAGGTGTTCCGTGTTCTGACGCTTCTTTATTAATGCCAAACAGCATCTCTTTGTTCTTAAGTTTAAACATTACTTTCCGCAGCCACAGCCGCTATGCTTTTTCATTGGTGAAGCTTTAAAGTTACCAGGCATTTTGCCACCAGCATCAATAGTTACTTCTTGTGTTGGAGCCATTGAGCTGTGATTACATTTAGCTCTTTGCGTAATAGGTTTAGAGTACATCATCGTTCTTTATCTTTAATCATATCATCAATAGCCTTGTTGTAGACTTTATCTGTATACGATTTGTTTTTATAAAACTTACTTGAAGGTCCTATAGGCATATCCTCGTAGCCTAACATTATATTGTACATGCG